TCATCTGGCTCATCCAGTAAGCCATCGCCCTTAAGGCAACAGAGCGCGACAAAGTGCCAGCGATCCTCAAATGCTAAGAGGCGCAATTTTTCATCATCAACGATGCGGTGATAAAGGCGAAACCATTGCATACTCATAACACAATGCCTTGCGTTACGGTTCTCTGGCGTGTATTACTCAACATACTCAATGCCTCCTATCTAGGCGTTGTTTAGGGCGGGTTGAGCGATGCCTCTCTAACGCTCCCCGCCCGCCCCACTAACCATAAAATGCGCTTTAAGTCAATCTCAGTTCCCAGTCAGGATATAGATGTCTGAACAAAGCAGCACGCAAGGGAAAGTCTCGAACGACAAAGCCCTTCACGTCTTCAGCGATAAGCTTCCCACGCTCCATGTAGGTAAAGTCGGGTCGATAACTTGCCACCCGTCCGTTGCCCATTTTGAGAGGCTTGCCGTTGACCATAAACTCGAACTTCGGCTCAATGGTCAAACCCTCGATCTCCCTGCCTTGCTGTAACAGGTGGAGTTGATCGCAGCGTTTGGCTTCACGCTTTGAGGCATGAAGATGCCCATTCGTGCAGGCGGTTTTCTTGGCGAAATATTTAGTCACGCAAAGCCCTCTCCACCCGTTCGACCGCTGCAGCGAACTCATCGTCTCGTTCGATCAGGTTTTCAACAACCCGCACGCCATGAAAGGCAGTGCTGTGATCTGTGCGGCCCAGCATCTTCGCCATCTGCAAATAGGACATATGTCCACAGTTGCGGCTCATTACATACCAGGCGACCTGCCTAGCCCTTACAGGCTTCTTGGATCGGCTGGGGCTGGTCAGTGATTGCTTGTCGATGTTGAATTCGTTCATCACCGCTGTGACCACTGCCGAGCCACTGTTGCGTCTGCGGCGCTCGATATGCGGCGGCGAATACCATTTGGGGAACATGTTCATTTTGCCAGCCTCGTATAATATTCAATTTCGTGCGGCTTCAGCTTGCTGTGCTTCAGGTGATATTTTGCCAGCGCGGCAAGCAACGGATCGTCTGTTCTGCGGCGAACGTGACCGCGAAAGCTTCGATCACTTTTGAAGTCCCAGCCTGATGGATTCCCCTGACCTGGCAGATACTTCTTCGGAAGCGATGCACGCATTTTAGCCATGTCGGTTTTTGATAGATCAACGCCGAAGCGGTGGCGAACATGAGCGAGGATCGTGCTGTCATCGCTTATGTACGTTGCGAGATAACGAGCCAGTGCGACTGGCGTCGATGGTGATTCGTAAATCATGCCTGAAGCCTTTCCAAAAGATCTTGACGGCCCATTTCTTTGGCGATCTGCATTGCCTTTTTGCGTGCAGCAACTCGGCTGGGTAGAAAGCGTCCGTCATTGTCACGGGCTTGCTTAGGCTTGAGCCAGCGGGATAAAATCTTAATCATGGTTTCTCCTTATGAATTTTTTTCCATTGTGATTTGATCTGGTCGGGCCGGATAAATTCAAAGCCCATCTTCTGAAGCAATGCGCCAGTTACATGGCGCGGCGGATAAAAGGCTACTGCATCGAACGAAGCCGACACAGTAGCTAGGTTCCCACTGGGAAATGCGTCTAAACCAGTGGGGTAGGAGGTCATTGCTCTCTTGCCCTTTTGAATATCACTTCCAAGGCAATCAGCGTGCGCAGGTTGATCGGAATCTCCTGACGCTCCATGCGTGAAACGATAGAGTGATTTACGCCAAGCTGTTCAGCTAACTGCGCTTGTGTCCACCCCAGGGCTTTGCGTTCTTTTCGAATGTCCATGAGCCGCATTATGGCGATCTTATTGCATCGTGCAAGCAATTATTTTGCATGGAGGCAAATTATTTTGTTGCTTTGCCGCTTTTTGTGGTTATTCTGATTGCAGTAACAACGGAGGCAAAAATGCAAAAAGTCATTTACCCGCACTTTGACAACCCAGAGACCAGCGACGAAGAACGCGCATTGATCGAGCGTCTTAAGGCGCAGCCAATGTCAGCCGATCTTGCCGAGCGCATCGAGCGCATCAACAAAGCTTTCGGGGTGCAGTCATGAATGGCGGCCTACAACAATTTACCCGCGTGCTGGAAAGCGTTGACCTGATTACGGTCTGGCCTGCCGAGCCGATCAGCGTAGACTTCTACCTGAACGCCAGCAGCGAAGCATGGGATGCAGAGATGCGCAGCCGCTACGGCGATGATTGGGAATCGCTCGATCAGGCCGATAGCTTTACGCAGCAAGAGTGGAATGAATGGAAAGCAGAACAGGAGGCTTTAATATGAAAGAGATTATAACCGCTTTGGCTAAGGCACTTCCCGAAGTTGACAGTGCTTCGAAGGATAAAAACAACCCAGCGTTTCGGTCAAAATATGCCGACCTTGGCAACGTGATCGAAGCGATCCGCCCTATTGTAAAGCACGGTCTCTGGTATCGCCAAGAAACAATTGAGCATGAACTGGGAGCCTGCGTTGAAACCTTTTATCTGCATATAAGCGGAGAGGAAAAGAGCGGTGGCAAATGCTTTATCCGTGCATCAAAGCAAGACGCTCATGGCTTCGGTAGCGCCCTTACCTATTGCCGCCGTTATGGATTGATGGCTGCTTTCGGGATCGCGCCCGAAGATGATGATGGAAATGCTGCCGTCAAACAGGTTAAGCACGACGAACCGATCAACCAAACGCAATGCGATATGTTGCGCACGCTGATCGAAGCCAGCGGATCAAACATCGTGGCATTCTGCAAATATTATGGGATTGAATCGCTGCCGGAATTGCCTGCAAACAAATTCGCCCATGCAGAGAAAAGCCTGCAAACCAAACTGGCAGCCAAGGGGGATGCAGCATGATCGAGCAGCGCACAACCGAATGGTTCGCACAACGCTGCGGCCATCTTACCGCTTCACGCATTGCCGATATGATGGCGCGCACCCAGAAAGGCTGGGGCGCGTCTAGGGCAAACTATGCTGCCCAGCTTATTGCAGAGCGCCTGACAGGTGTTGCGGAATCTGGATTCACAAGCGCAGCGATGCAGCATGGCATAGACACAGAAGCAGCCGCTAGAGCCGCCTACGGCTTCATGCAGGACGTTGAGGTTATCGAAGCCCCATTCGTTCTGCATCCCCGCCTGGCATGGTCTGGTGCGTCTCCTGATGGCTTTGTGGGCGATGATGGTCTGGTCGAGATTAAATGCCCCAATACTGCAACGCACATCACCACACTGCGCGGCGGCGAGATCCCCGACAAATACATCAAGCAGATGCAATGGCAGATGGCCTGCACCGAAAGAGATTGGTGCGACTTCGTTAGCTTCGATCCGCGAATGCCGGTTGAAATGCAATTGCACATTCAGCGGGTTGATCGGGATAATGACTTGATTGCGGAGATCGAAAGCGCCGCGATTGGATTCCTTGATGAGATTGCGGCAACCGTCGCAGAATTAGAAGCCATTTATAGAAAGGTGACATAATGAGCAGTTTGGTAAGACGCATTCAGCGTCAGCAATATCCGTCAGCGACTGGCAATCCGCCACGCAGGAAGTTTTACAATGGCAGGGGGCAACGGCTTGGCGCGACCAATCCGAAATGCACCAGCCTTATCGCTCGACAGAATCGGGAAAAGCGCAATGCAGAAAGGAACGAAGCGTGACAGTTATTACAACCATCGTCGGCAATGTCGGCAAGGATGCGGTTTATAAGGAAGGGCAAAGCGGAAAAGGTTTCGTTAGCTTTTCCGTGGGCGCATCAGTGGGCTGGGGCGATAAGAAGGAAACGCTCTGGTTCGATGTGACTAAATGGAACTCCAGCCCCAAGCTGGCAGAGATGGTTCTAAAGGGAACCAAGATCACCGTGATCGGTGAATTGTCCACCCGTGAGCATAACGGCAAGACTTACCTGCAAATCAATGCGCAGACTGTCGATCCGCAAAGCCGATCAGGTGCTGGCAGTGACACTGGCTTAAATGTACGTGCGGCTGCTGTCGCTGGCGATATGGATCTGGACGATTCAGTTCCGTTCGTCAGTGCAACACCCAATCTTGAAATGGAGATTTTCTAATGAACGTAGCAGCAGACCAACTCCGCCTATATCTGGAGCGCATCGAGCGTCTTGAGGAAGAAAAGCGCGGCATATCGGAAGACATTAAAGAAGTTTATTCCGAAGCCAAATCCAATGGCTTTGACGTGAAGGTTATGCGCCAGATCGTAAAGCTGCGCCGTATGGAAACCCATGTTCGCCAGGAATGGGAAGCCGTTCTCGAAACATATAAAGACGCACTGGGTCTTTAAGATGCTGCCGCCCCGTCGCCCACAAGCTGCAAAGCGTCCCAAGCGATTCGTATCGCCAGCGCATTGCAAGTTCGTTCGCTCCCACGCCTGCTGCGTATGTCAGACCTATGATCATATCGAGGTTCCTCACGTCAGAACGGGAACGAACGGGGGGATGGGGTTAAAGCCT